CCACCTATTGTTGAAGCGGATTTCTTGAATGCTCCACCGATTTCACCACCAAGATGTCTAAAACCTCTTCCAAGTTTGCGAAAAAAACTCATTATAGTATAAGTATATATTTAATCATCGTTGATAATAATTTCGTCAAACTTTTTAAACAATCTCCCTGATCCTGTGTTTATTACTAAATACTCATGGGGTTTATTATATACCATTTTCTGTATTGCCTGACTATAATCTTTGTATTGTGGCAAGGTTTCAACAAACATACTTTCCATTTCATCTGGACTAATTTTAAAGACAACAATATTATCGTATAAGCGTCTTACTTCAAATGGAACTGATTTCCAAGTTTGACTCAATATGAATGTCGCATAAATTCCTAGATGTCTTTTATTCATAGCTATTTGCTTTAATAATTTTTGAGTTGAAGAAACTTTTAATTCACTCGCCATATCGTCTATTATGATTGCTATTTTATCGCCTTCTTCACGTGCTTTTGCTCTTTCAATTATTTCATTTAATACTTCATCGTTTAATTCGTTGAATATCTGGTCGTCTGGTAATTTGCTAAATATATTTGAGTCCCCCATAGAAGACATGGAATTTGCGGGGCAGATATAAAAAATAGTATCAAAACATTTCTTCAACATATTCTTTGACTTAAACCAACTCCAAATTAAACTGCTTTTCCCTTGCCCTGGACGTCCTAAAATAGCAGTCGTGTGATGTTTATTTAAACAAGTTTTCGTCAATTCATATTTGTTTAACTTCTCATGTAGTGGTTTGTCGCAACTCATTACACATATTGGTAAATCAGGTTTTTGATGCTTCTTTAATGTAATAGACATATACATTACATTAAGAAAAAGGTTACAACTTTATAAAGTATTTTAAGTGTTGATAGTTCTGGTTCCTGTCATATGTGTATCTATAAGTTTTTCCATGTATCTTACAAAGTTGTCTTATTATGGTAATAAATGAATTGTAGTTAAACTCTCTTGTTATGTAAAACTTTTTTGAGTTGTGGTAATACTCGTTTAATTCATCTAACCACGGTTCTTGAAATTTATGGAATACCATCTTTTTAAATGTAACGTAATCAATCACATATTCGTCATTTTCTTTAATCGTAAATAATTCTATTATTGTATTTAAATACCATATTGGGGGTTGATCTTTGAATATTTGGTTCATATAATATATACCTATAATTTATTCCAGTCAATTAACCCACCCTTTGATTTTATTTGAACTGCTTTCTGTATCTGTTGCTTGGTATATTTTTTCACATCTTTCAAAGGACGACATACACTTGGTTTGGTTTGCTTTGGGTGTTTATTACCACATACAAAATCAGTCTTACCTGCTAATCCCTGTGAATATGGGGTCAGGTTTTTCCACTTTTCTTTCAACCACGTTTGCGTTGTTCCTTTTGTTTTCGTTGGTTTCAGTCTGCCACCTAATGCTTGATATTTCTTCACTAATGCCATAGATCTGTAAGCACTTGGTTTTTTGTAATCAGTATAGACTTCTTTCTTTGCTCTCTCGTAAATAGATTTATCTAAATATTTATCCATATATATTACGTTACCATAAAATTTTATGGTTCAATATCTTTCGCCAATAAATAACCATATTTACACGCCCTCGCTTCCGCTTCCGTATTAAATAATCCTAATACTTTATTACCTGCCTTTGAATACCATTTATTTTTTTCTTTATTAAAACCAACATTATTTATACCACCAACATTAAGCATATTATCCGCTTGACTAAACCAACGTAGATTTTTAATATTGTTGTTTAATTTATTTCTATCAATATGATCTATATTTCTTCTATTATATGGATTTTCTAAAAATGTTTCGCCCATTATTCTATGAATACATATCTTTCCTATATCTCTTCCCATACTTACATTTAAATATCCATTACGTCCAATACTTCCATTAAAGAACCTTGGTTCTCTTTTTTTATATTTTTTCATTATAACACCATCTAAATTAATATATGTATTATCATATTTGGTTTTAAAGAAGTCAGTCGCATCATAAATATCAAAATCGTATTTAATTGTTTCGTGTGTAGTAGTCATCGTATATAGGTTTATTCCAACATATCTTTAAGTTATTTTTACATTCAATTTTATTAATTACCATAGTAAATGTCGTGCTAATCGGCAGTTGCTATTTGGTTTATCACACCATTTAGTTCTTGCTAAATACCCCTTGCGTTTCTTGTCCGCAAAGTCCTTGCCCTTTGTTTTGAGATACGTTCCATAGTCGCCATAAGATTTTGCTCCAACGCTACCAACCTTCTTATCGTCTTTGAAAACATCAATCTTCTTTTTAGGGTTCGTTGATGTTTTGACTTTGTATCCTAACCGCTTCGCTTGTTTTTTCGTCCAATCAGTTATTTCGTACATTATATAATAAGGTATGAAAAAAATAGTATTTAATAAATAACCTAGCTAACCTATCTACTTATCTAATCCTTTCATCACATAGTTCGCTACATCATCACGATTTTTTTTTGTTTTGAATGCGTAAATGAAACCACTAACCATATAACCCATTAACATACAACCAGCAGGGTCAGGATTTTGTGGAACTTGTTCTCCATCATCGTATGCTTGAACGACAAGAATATGCCATTCTTTATTGAATATATTTTTGGTTTTATTGTTATAGTCCATAATCTTCGCCTTACCTTCAAGTGCCAGTTTTCTCCAATAACTCATTTGCTCTTGTAGTTCTTTTATATTCATAACACCAATACCATGTTCGGTATGATGATAGAACCAACAAATATCGTTCTTGGTTTTCTCTTGTAGCATACCGAAGTAGTTTCTTGCTAACTCGTTTCTGTTAATAATTAATGCCATCTTTTAATGCTCTTGTGTTTGTGCTAAAAAGGTCAATCAATTTTATGTTTTCAATTTTTTAAATTCATAGATATAAATTACTCATATTTATGAATTCCCAACTTTTCCAATAATTCTTCCAATTCTGTATCTGTCAGTTGGATTACCTCCATACACATCTCGCCATCACAATCATAACAATCTACGCCATAATCTTCATCAAGAATTGTATGACAAAACTTACACTTATAATAATTTTGACAACATTCCTCCTGCTCTTGTTCTTCTGTCTTACTCATCTTGTGCTTGTTATATTTGTGCTCTTGTCAATTTGTAAAAAAAGGCAATCAATTTTATGGATTTACTCCAAGTATAGCATCTATGAGTTGTGCCTTGTTTTTCTTTCCAATAGTTTCTTCTCTGTCTCTTAATATTTGTCTCAACTGTATTACAGTCATTCTTTGTAATTCTGCTCGGTCTCTACTTGATGATGCTACTGATGCTTCTGGAAATGGACTCGCGGGTTGTGTAATCTCACTTATTGCTGATCCTCCTCCTATTGGTTCTGCCATATTTATTTCTCTTGCGATTGGAAAAACTTCACCTGTATTTAAATCTAATTTTTTCCTATTTGCTGGTAGTTTCATAAGTTGTTCTTGTTGTCTTTCAACTGCCATTTGTCTTTGGAATAATTCTGCTGATAATAAATCACTATCTCGTTTGCCTAATGATGACAATCTTTCCAAATGGTTCTGTTTCATTTGTTCCATAAAAGGTTCTCGTAATTTCCTGATGTCTTCTTCAATCAATTTAATTCTGCTTTCATCTGCGGTAAGAGTTGGTCTTGGTTGTGGTCTTGCTTGTGAGTAATATGCTTCCATAGGATTAAATGAAGGTCTCATTTGAATTATGGGTTGTTGTTGTGGAACGGTTTGCTTTCTTGCTTGACCTGCTCGTCTTCGTCTTGGTTGATTGACTATGACCGTTACTTTTTGAGAAACCTTTTGCGTTTGAACTACCTTACCTTCTTTTTCTTCCAATAGTTTTTTCTGTGCTCGTGCTTTTGCTAAACTCTTATGTTTGTATTCTCTATTAGGTGATTTCAAGATGTATTCTTTACCCTTCTTCAATATTTGATACGGCATACTATATAATTAAATAATATAATTTTATACACTCTCATATATAATTATACTTTATTTTCTTTTGGATCGGCAACTGTTTCATCTTCTTCAATTGGATGTGCCATGTCATACTTTGTTTCAATCTCAACATTTCTTTTGATGGTAATACAACCTAAACTAACTTCGCTACATTTACTTTTGTATCCAAACTTCATACATGCTATTATCATGGCAACACCCATACTTGCGATGGTTATGTAGAAGACTTGTTGTTCGCTTTCCATATACATTAAATTAGAAAAAAGTTAATACCATTTTTTCTGGTTCAGGTTCAACATATTGTTTAGGTGGTAACTGTTTCTTTGGTGCTGATTGTCTTCGCTTCTTAATGATTTCTTTAACTACTTCAATCGGTGTCTCGTCTTCACTTATCTCATCAATCTCTTCCTCTCTTATGATCTGTTTCTTTTTAATACCAACTGCCTTCTTAACAATCTTGGTCTCGGTTTTCTTTGCTAGTTGTTTTTTATACTCTGTTAAAAGTTTAGCATCATCATCTTGAACCTTTTTTCTGTCTTCACGGTTCTTTTGACGACTTGCTAAACAACGCTCCCATGCCGCCTTTTGTGCCTCGGTTCTTTCACGTTTTGGTTTTGGTTCTGCTGGTTCTTTCTTCTTGTAAATAGGTTTCTTAACAGGTTTCTTAACCTGAATACACTCATCTTCGCTGACAACTTGCTCCTCTTCAACAACTTCCTCAGTTAAAACTTCTAAATCTTCCTGTGACATATATAATAGAATTAGATAAAAATTTAGAAAAAATATCTCAACGAAATATATAATGGAAGTTATTGAGAAAAAAGACGAAGGTGTTATTATGAAGGAAGGTATGTTTTACACGTTAGATGCTATTAAGGAACACATTCCTTTTTTAGATGATGTGTCATACAGATTGTTATATTTACGGTTTAATGAAAATTTCTTAACTGAAGAAGAAAAGAAAGCAGAAGAGTTAATGATACAAAGATTGAGAACAAATAAGAATAATGCTGATAAAGCAATATTGGAAGAGTTTGAGAAGAATGAGGCAAACCAACCTTTGGAAAAGGTTGAGCCAAATGATGATAATTAAGTTTTTGGTTATACCTTTTTTAAAGGTATATATATATAGTATGGAAAGCAGATTGATAGTATTAAATAGCGAAAACGCCCAAAAGTTAAACGGTGAATATAATAGTAATTTAGTATTTAATATTCCTAACATAGTAGATGAGAATAAAGATATTAGTCATTTAGAATGTAGTTTAGAAGATGCTACAATTCCTGTATCGTGGTATTTAATAAACGATAGTAATAATACATTACACTACAATTATAACAGTATAACTGACAGCATAACATTAACTAATGGAAATTATAATGGTAGTAGTATTATAACAGAAATACAAAATAAGTTTGTTTTTGATAAAAGTATTAATATGGAAGTCGTACTAAGTCAGGTTACTGGAAAATTGACATTTAGGATTGCTAATGCTATAACTGATATTATTTTTTATTATAACCTATCTACGAACTTGATGAGAATATTGGGTTTTAACCAAACCATAACAGGTGTCGCTTTTACAACTCCTCGTCCTATGAACTTACTAGGTATTCAAAAGATACAGATATGTAGTAATAGTTTAGGAACTATTGGTTCATTTAGTAGTAGTCCTAATTTAAGTAGTGGGGTTATACAATCTGTTCCTGTTAATGTTCCTAGTTTTCACCAGATAACTTACTCGTCAAAAGACACTCATTATGGACGAATGAAGCAGAGATATTTAGACAATATAGATATTCAGTTGTTTGATGAGTTTGGGACGTATTTGGAAATGAATGGTATAGAATTTACGCTTACAGTTGTCATAAGAATATTTAGGAAAATTAGAGTATCACACGACAATATCAATATACCTCAAAATGTTCCAAAGGAAGTGAAAAAAGATTTAGAGAAATCACAAGAGAAAGATGACGATGAAGAAAATGATGAA